TCCTCTATCTCCAATAATAGATGAGAAATCCCTGGTCTCGCCAAGGAATAAGAGTTCATAATCATATCGGTCTAATTCAGTGTTTAAGAATACTTTTTGTAGTCTGACATGTCCCTGTTTAAACTCTGCTCCATCAACTAGGATCTCTGCAGGTTTCTTTGTAGTAACATCAAATAGGACTCCATCTACATCAAATGAATTCTTAAAGAACTCTGCGTTATTCCTAGTACCTGGTACTTTAAACGCCTTTGAGTAGGTTGAAGTAGCGTCAGCATTTTGAATGTCCTCAATACTTAGTGTTAATTTAATTGGCTCAGTATCGTAAAGATCTAGCCAAGTTTGAGTATTCTTTAAAATACTGTCGTAAACTTTGAGTTGAATCATATTATCCTCGTTGACTTTTTATGTTGTGTGCTATTTTAAACTTAATGTCGTACTGAAACAGTTTGTTTTTTCTTACTGTCTTTTCTTCATAGCTAGTACTCATTAAGGATACTGGGACCCACTGAAACTGTTGTTGTCCTGGTGCGTCGTTAAATCTTACTTTAACATCTGCACTTATAAATAATCCTTCTAAGTAAAGGGCATCAGCATCTGAAATATAATCTGTAAATGCACTGAATTCTTGTGGTAAATTCTGAGAATAAACGGTAGTACCTCTATCATATATATTAACATCATAAGTTGATGCAGCGTAATTAGCGGCCTCTTGTAAGTATTCATTTCTACTAATGTTAACTCTTCTGTCCTTTCTTTTACTGAATGAATAGTAGTCTCTAAATCCATACTTGTTTAACCAAGAGAATTGGTATACTGGAAAGTCATTGCAGTTCTCTTCGATAATATTAAATCTATGAACGTAATGTAGAGAAGTATCTGTTAAACCTTGATTTGTACTCGCACATTCAGTGTAGGCTGAAGTGGCTACATAATAGTGAGTAGCATTAATACTATCGAAGTCTTGGAAGTTCTTAGGTCCTGTTGCGCATGTGATTGCAGTATTAGGATATAACACAGCACTACCTTGACCTGGAAAAGTGTTTGGTCCTCCACCGTCTGCTGTTAAATTGTAAGTAACATCAGAACTTAATAATACGTTATTAGCATATTGCCAAAATACAAATGCATCAATTCCCTGCGCCTCTGGATCTCCAGTGCTGTTATTCCTATTATAGTAACTGATAGTTGTCATATCATTTCGGGTTACATAGTGATCATATACTCTCATATCATCCAATAACCAGGCTGGTTTACCATCAGTTATGCTAGCACCTAATCTATAGGCTTGTATATCTGTGAATGGCTGACCTTGTAGGTCTACTACTGTACAACCTGGATTTGAAATAACTGGAATAAATGGATTTGCATTATAGGGTACTTCGTAATATGCTTTAGATCCTCCAAATGCTAAGTAGCGTGTAAAGTCTGCTGCTGAGAATGTTACAACACCTGCTGTCTCACTACCGTAATAGAATTGATAATCTGTAGTTTCATTAGCAGAATTTAATAGAGTGTCGCCAATGTATCCTGTTTGTTCAACCGAATTAATTGAAGGTGCTACAAAGTTCTGTAATGTATTTTGAATGTCAAAGATCGCATTACCCACTTGATTTGGAGTCTGTCTAAGATCTGCTATTAATTGACCAGCTCTATAGATCTGTAAAACATATTTGTCTGCAGTGATTGCTCCAGTAATAGGATCTGTTGGGATTCCTGTAAGTGTAACTGGATTTGGACCATATGCTTGGTCGAATGGTAAGTGCGGTGTTTGTAATAATGATACTGCCATGATTAGTTAAATTGTTGTGTTAGTTCTTCTTGTAGTCTAAGTACTACCTCATCAGTAAGGTCTCTAATACTAAAGAATTGTTTTGGTTTTAGTCCTCTTTCAGCAATTGATCTCTTTACTGGAAATGGAAGACTTCCTCCTATAGTTTGTGATTTGAATCTGAATTTATAACCAGCTGGTACTCCAAAGATACCCTCTTCTACTGATATTGCTCTTTGTTCTTTAGTACCATCAACTCCATAGTTTTGGAATACTCCATAGTTTAACATGCCAAGTGTCAGAGAATCTTGATTTACTGAAAATTGAATTGACGCCTTTAGGGCACCTGTAGATACTGGTGCACTTCTCTTAATACTAGAAGTTACTTCACTACCAATGTTGGTTAGTATATCACTAAGATTAGTAGCCTGTTGACCAAACTGACTAAGTCGTGCATTCATTTCATCTACTGTCATACGTATAACTTAATGTTTGGATTGTATACTGTAATATTTGCAGTTATTCCTGCTTCAACTTCTAAATTGATTAACCACCACGTATTCTCTGGTAGCACAACATAATCCCATGACATAGTTACTTCGTGTATTTGATCATCTGCTACTGTTGGCCAACCCGTAATAGTATTAGCCTTCTTTGTTCCTACTCCTCCATTAGTTCCCAATAATGACCATGGTTGAGGTACTACTGATCCAGTTGCTGAGAGTGGTTTGACTCCCATAGTAAGTTCTATTCTACCAGTAAAGTCTCCACCAGTAGGGGTTATTTTATTAATGCTCCACCACCATGGCTGATTGAGTCCACTGATGATTGTGTTGTTTGCAAATAGGTTAGGATCCTCTCCTCCATCTTCACCATAAGTATATGGAGTAGTTTCTGTACTCCAAGCCTTTAAATCATCAGGTATAAATGGTGCAATACAGTTGTTAAGTGCTTGTGGTACAGTTATTTGTAGGTTCACTGTCATACCAGCTACATCGTCTTGGAATCTCTCATTAAATGTATTGTAACTCAGACCGTCATATAATACTGCAGGTTGATCTCTATAACCATCCCATAGTTTTGCTATTACATCGTCAATATATTGCTGACACTGAGATTGAATAGTTAACATGTTATTATAAGGATCATCCGATACTTCACCGCGTGCTACGTCCATCACTATCATGTTAAAGTTATAAGTAACTGCAGACATGTTTCTAGTGTGTGTTGCTGGGTTTAAGAATAAGTAGGGATAGTCTGCTTGTACTGCACTGTCTCCACTAGTATTCTCAAAACGGGTTTTAAGGTCGGATAGATCTCCGTACCCAAAGTCAGCAAGCATATAGTGCTCATTCACTATAGTTTGAATTCTATTTACGATTTCTTTGTACGTCATATTTTCTTTTTTGTTGTAGTAACTTGAAGTTCTCTTCTAGTTGTTTTTCTTTTCTATGTGCCATAAAGTTTAGTACCTTCTTTAGGGGTTGATCTGTAACATAGTCAATCTTTTCAATATTGTTATCTGCCAAATCTATAATTACACGATACCAGCCTTTTGCTATTTTCTTAGCATCCCATGAGTCATCGCTCTCTTCTTCAGGTTCTCCTTGCTCGTTTAATCCAAATAGTCCAGCATATTGACGATATGTGAATACTCTGAATTGTGTAAATCTATCTATGATCCACATTGCTTCATCAGCCCATATGGTTGGTTTATCCTCTTCTGGTGTAAGTACCTTTAAGATTTCTTCCATGTTCTTCTCAATACCCATAACAACATAAATATCTAGGTCAACAAATTCGCCAAACATTATATCGTTAAAATCTCTTACTTTAAACTCTCTACGAGTGTTCATTAATTGGATAATAAAACCAATTGCAAGTATCTGTGAGTCTTCACTGCACTTTGCAACCTCGTTAGGATGTGCTCCAATCAAGTATGCGATTATCTTAGGATACTCGTTGAAGTCTTCAAAGTTAAATGTAATTAACTTCTTCCACTGACTTACAAGTATACGATCAGGAATCTCGTACTTATTATTATCAATTGTTATCTTGATCATATTAGTAAATATAAAAAGGGGTTTATTTGAATATCTTACAGGTAAGTGTTTGTAGTTCGTGATCCTGGTCTTCCAGAAACAATATATTGGCCGTATGTTTTATCCTGCATGCGATTCCAATTAGATATACAAAGTGCCATGACAATATCGTCATGGAATGGAGGTCTTGCTGCATATTTAACTGATCTACTTTGAGGACTATAAGACATTTCAAATACTTCTAATTCTCT